GGCCTGGGCCTTGGCTTCGGTCTCATAGCGCTGGTCCAGGGCGTCAACCTCCGCGGTCTTTGCCTGGAAATCCTCCAGCTTCCCATCGTCCAGCAGGGCCTGTGCCTCTGCCAGCAGTCCCTTGCGCGCTTCCAGATACTGTTCCTTCTTCATTTGATCTCTTTTCCTTTCATATTCAGATATTTGAGTCTTGCCCTTGCGTTTTCTATCAGAGCCGCCGAAGCGTTTGCCCCGGCGGGCTTGACCGTGTTTCGGATCTTTTCAATAACCTCCTGCGGCAGCACTGTGCATCCGCAGGCAGCCACAAGCCTGAGATTCTGCGGCTCGCTTATTTTGTCAATCAGCCCCTTCTCTACCGCGTCCGCGGCGGAAAGCCATGTTTCCGCGTCCATCATGGCAAGTGCTTCGCGCTGGCTCATGCCGGTTTTGGCCACATAGGCGGCCGCAATCGCCTCGTTTGCCTTTTTCAGGATTTCACTGTTTTTATCCATCACCCGGTAGTCGCCCTCGGCCGCGCTCCATACGTTGTGGACCATCAGCATTGCCGTCGGCGAGATATCGGAAGGGCCAGCGCAGGCAATCACGCTCGCCGCGCTCGCCGCCAGGCCCGTCACATGGAGGTTCACCCGCCCCTTGTAGGCTCGAATCTCCGAGTAGATGTCAGACCCCGCGAAAACAGATCCGCCGCCGGAGTTGATATAGATGTCCACCTCCGTGCCCGCCGCCTTGATCAGCGCCGCGCTCACCATTTTGGGGCTGCAGTGCTCAATTCCGAACCACTCATAAATCCATGCATCGTCATCGCTGACAATCGTCCCCTTGATGTCGATTCTCATTCTTTACCTCCTTTTTTCTATTCCCCGGTGGTGGGAACCGTGTCAAGCCGTCGGATTGGCTCGTCGCCCCCCGGCACCGGAGCCAGGTTAAATGCTGAGCGCCATTCATTCGGTGTGAGGGCCCCCCGGTCAACCATGGCCACCAGTGCCAGCTTTGTCTGGGTACTGGCCCCGTCCCAGGCCGAGGCTTCAAAGATGATTTTGTTTCCATGGGCCCGTTCTTTTCTGCTGAAAATCTTCCTCGTGTATTCACCGCGGAGCTGCAGGCTCACCGGCTCCACCTCGCTGTCAAAGTAAGCGCTCCACTCCGCTTCTCCCCGTGAGCTGTCCACAATTTTGCTGTTCGTGTTGAAAAGCTCGTGAATCCGCCGCGTTGTTCTGTCCATCTGGGCTGCGTTGGGCACATAGTCGTTCGGGCTGATCTGCACGGCGTCCGCCTTTGTGTCCACGCCGGCCACACCCGTGCCGTTGCTCACGTCAAGAAACGAGCTGGCAAACTTCGCTGTCTGTTTGTCAATGTCCTCCGGCCGGACGGAAGTAGTGAACTTCAGCAGCCATCGAATGACCGAGCTGTTCTTGATCGCTTTCACAATCCCCTGGTCGGTCGTACTCACAATTTCCATCAGCGGGGCCAGCGCAGGGCCAAGAGGGTCTCCGAAGATATCGTTTTCGTTGTAATCCTGCCGCAGGTGGATAATGTCCGCATAGCGGAATGTAAAAGTCTTTCCGTTGCGGAAGTAGAATTTCAGGAAAAGCTCTCCGTCTCTGTTGTATATGGCCTCGCAGCCGCTGGCCAGAATGGGGTAGATGTCCTGGGGATAGCCGTTTTCATCTCGGATAATCAGTGCAAATGCATTGTTGTTTAGGCATAGCTGGATCGCCAGCTTTTCCTGGAGCAATTGCCCCGTCATATAGAGGTTGGGCTCCTCCAGAAGGAACCGGATGTAAGGCTCCGGGTTGATCTCCAGTCTTCGGGTCCCGTCTTTCTGCATGCTCTCCCTGATATGCTTCGCCGTCAGCTTACCGATGGCCTTCACCTTGGGGCGCAGGCAGGCCCGCACGATGTCTGACTGGTAGATTTTCCCATTCCATGCATAAAAGCCGTTGCCCTGCTCGGTTACCAGCTCAATCCTGGAAACCTGTTTGTTTTTGAATCGCTCGAAAATACCCATGCAGCACCTCATATCATGCTCTTGTATTCTTCCTGCTTGTCCAGCAGCACCACATATGCGTCCAGCATCGCCGCCGTTCCGTCGATGCGCCGCGTCGCTCTGCTCGTTTTATGCGGCTGTATGTTTCCGTTCACATCCTCGTCGTATGCGGTGTTTGCTAGGCACCATTTATCTATTGGATTATTGTTGTAAATAACCCGCTTGCTTCCTAGGTCATTGCCGAGACGCTTCATCGGGTCGCTGAGCGTCTTTTTGCCCTGAATAACCGGAATCATGGCGTTTTTCCCGAAGTAGTCCGCCATGTCCTCCACCCAGTACTTGGCGCTCCAGCTGTCGTAGCCGATCCATGGTATGCATATATCAAGCGCCTCCTGGACTTCCACAAACCATTTTTTCACAGCTCTCTGGTGCACCGAGTTTCCCGGGCAGAGCCTGACAAGCTCCCGCTCCGCCCATTTGTCATAGGGGATATTGTCCTCGTGCGTCCGCTGCGCCAGCAGCTCCTCCGCCAGCCAGTACATGCTGAGCGCAAAAATTCTGTCGCAGCCCGGCACCATGAAAAGCACCTTCGCCGCCGTGAGGTCTGTCGTGCTTGAAAGATCCGCCCCGCCGATACCGTACCGCGGATAGGGGAGCTCCCGCTCCTCTCCATTGTGAATCCATACAAAGCGTTTCGCGGCCGGGTCAAGGATATAGCTGTCCCGGTTGTCCAGCTGTTCGAAGCTAAGCCAAGCCTCGCTGCTGGTTTCCCGTATGTTGAATTCCTTGCACACAAGGTTTTTGACAAGTGCCGGGTTCTGTTTTGCCTTGTTCACCTTCTCCGTCAGCGCTGTCAGGCTCTTGATTGTTCCGAGCCCTGGGTTTGCCTTCTTCCAGCATGCGGGCTCAGTCCATTCCGCCCGGCGGTCCAGCTCGTATATGAAAGCCAGAAACCGCTTGTCCTGGCGCCCCTCCGGGTCGTCATACCCGTTTATTACCTGCTCGGCCTCTTCATACTTTTCATCGTACAAATCCTCGCGTATCGTTCCGGCCGTGGAGGTGAGAAAAAGAAGAGGCTGCTCCCGGGCAATTGTACCGTCGGCGACAATGTCGTAAAGTGCCCTGCCGTTTTTCCACTGGTGGATTTCATCCATCAGCGCCCCATGGATATTCAGGCCGTCCAGTGTGCCGCTGTCTGAGGAAAGCGGCTTGAATACGCCGTCGTTGCCGTCGCAGATCAGCTCGCCCACCAGTGTCCGCACCCTGTTTGAAAGCGCGGCCGACTTTTTTACCATTCGTTTGGCTTCGCTCCAGATAATCTTTGCCTGGTCGCGTTTTGTCGCAACGGCGTATACCTCCGGCCCGGCCTCGCCGTCGGCCGTGAGCAGGTAGCTGCCTACAATGGACGCAAGGAGGGATTTCCCGTTTTTCTTTCCTACAATCAGCAGGATTTCCCTGTACTGCCGCCTGCCCTCAATATCAACGAAGCCAAAAGCCGCCGCCAGAATCGCTTTTTCCCATAGCTCCAGCCTGACCAGCTGCCCGCCGTATTTGCCTTTTGAATGCCGACAGTAATTCTCTGCATATTCAAGGATGTGGTTTGCCCGCTGCGGGCAATAGAAGAATTCGGAGTCCTTCGCCTCCATTTGCCTGGCTAAATATCGGACGGTTTTATATATTTTCTGGCCGACAGTCTCGCGCCCGCTCTCTATGGCCTCCCAATATTCCAGAATCGGGTTGTATGTTGCCGGATACCGCTTGAAACTCACTGCGCATCCCTGCCCGTCACGAAATCCTCAAAGCCGTCGCCGCCCCCGCCGGCAGGGCCCTCCTGCGGCAGCAGGCTGTCAAGCTGCTTGATAATTTTCAGGTAATTCCCGTTAAGGGACTGATACGATTGCCCCTGGGGTCGTGCTCTGTCGTAAGGCTCCATGCCTTTTGCCTGCTGAAATGGCTCCGTCCACCCATTGATGCGCAGGTTCTCCTCCAAATCCTCGCACTCAATGCGCATAAAGGCAGCGCGTTCAATCAGGCCCGCTGCAAGTGCTTTTCTTGCCGGTTCAAGCTGCGAATACAGCTTCTTGAGCCTCTGCCTTTCAGACCGGACCCTCTCGTCCTTTGTTTTTTCTCGCAAGTAAATCACCGCCTTTCCTTAAGCGCCCGGAACTTCCGCAAACGGCGCTTTCCACCTGCGAATTCCCGGCTCTGCCCCAGCCCGGGCGCTTCTCTGATTTCCCGGGTCTCTCCGCAGCCCGGGGTGCTTCTCTGATTTCCCGGGTCTCTCCACAGCCCGGGGTGCTTCTCTGATTTTCTGGATGCACCGCACCCCTGGCTTCTCCCCACAAGTCCAGAGTTTTCCCTGCAAGTCCCTGTTTCTTTCTGCAAATTCCCGGATTTCTCCTGCGGTTTCGGCCATGCTTCGTCAAAAATCCCGGGCTTTTCCCCCTGCGCCCGCCTATGTGCGCGAGGCTATAAAAAATTTCATCTTTCCTTTTTCCCCGCTTCCGAGGGGGGCCTCGCGACCTTCCGCGCATCTCTCCGAGGCTAAGCGGCGGTCAGGAACCCCGCCCTGCGGGGTGTTTGGATGGGGGGAGTACGTCTCCGTTCTCATCGAACTGAACGAGCGGCGTCAACGGCTTCGCCACTCCATGCCCTGGGTACAGGTCGTGGCAGCGATGACACACCCAACGCAAGTTTCTGTGGTTCAACGCAATGCCGGCGTCGCCTATATTCTGCGCCGTGAGAGGCACCGGCCAGTGATGCGCTATCTCTCCCAGCTTCTCCCGGCAGTCCTGGCAGAGTCCTCCGTCGATAGCCCTGCGCTTGCTGATGAAACTATCCCGGCATTTCAGCCAGGGAGACGATGCGTAAAAGATTCTCGCCCATGCTTGCGCCATGGCCTCATATCCTTTCAAGCGTCCGGGCTGCGCTGTCGCCTGCGTCCGGATACGTTGGTATTGGAAATAAAAATAGCCGAGGCCGACAACACAACGCACATCTGCGTCGTATCATCGGCCTCGGCTCTCAAAGCACTCGCCCTTGACGATATCGATTCGAATTTCCGTTTTACAGTCCCGGCAGTAAAGCAGGATCCGTTCACCCACTTCATCGGGCGCCACGCGCTTCAACCTCCGGTTCCTGTGACAGGCCGGGCATTCGAGATACCCGTCCTTTACAGTTAACAGTTTACCACGAACTTCTTGTGATTGCAACACTTTCCGTCTCCTTTGTCACTCTGATATTATTCATTTCAAGTCAGAAAAATATAAGAAAAAGTTACCGTTTCCGCTTCCGCTGCCGCGCCCTCGGCCTCGGTTTAAAGTCCGCTGGCCTGAGATATTTAAGGTATTGAAAGGAGCCGAAAGGCGTCTCGATGCTGGTCCTCTCCAGCACCTGAACCCCTTTCGGTGCCTGTAGCTGGTAATCGTCCTCGACTCGTTCCACGTCCTCCCGCGGCTTTGCCGCGTTTCTCGTGTAGGACCAGGCCCTCAACCCCAGCTTGTCCCGCGCTTCCTTAGCGTAGTAGGCGGCAAGCGTGGCGTAGTTCTTCTCGCCGTCCACCCGCAGCGGCTTCAGCTCGATGTCACCGCCGTAAATCCACGCGGCGCGGATAGCGTCATAGTCGCCGCCGGTGGACGGCAGAATAAAATGATGATGCCAGCGCCCGTCTCCATGCTTATGCTCTGTGCTCCAGAAGGCCACCAGCTCCACACCTCTGGCCTTGTAGTGCTTGGCCAGTTTTTGGCGGAAGTATCGGAAGCGCCGTTCCGCGCTTTTGCGGTCAGCAGGCAGATGCCGGTCATCGTAGGTCACAGTCCCCACCACCGCGCCCGGGCCGAAGTTCGCGGCGATCATCAGTTCAAACTTCCGGACGCTGGTGGTGTGGTTATACTTCTGCATCACCTCCGATGTGCGATTTTTCTTTACGGCTCTCACGCGAGAGTCATCGGTGCGCTTGATGCGCCGGTAACAGACCTGCTCTACCAGCACCCCGGCCT